TTGGATGAACGATTTAAACAGCTAGATGAGCGTGAACATCAGACATCTAAGGACAAGGCAGAAGCTGAACTGACACGCCTACACCCAGACTTTGATAGAATCCGTGATGATGATGAATTCCATAGCTGGGTTGAAGAACAACCTAAATGGATTCAAGATGCTTTGTATGATAATGAGAGTGATGCCGTGTCTGCTGCCCGTGCCATCGACTTATACAAAGCCGATAAAGGTATTAAGACTAAGAAAACCACCTCAGATAAGGGTGCTGCTGAAAGCGTAAACACCCGTGGTAGTCGTTCCGCACCTACAGGTGAGAGCAAAGATGGTGTCTTTTATGAGTCAGAGGTAAGTAAAATGTCTACCTTTGAGTATGAAAAGAACCAAGAAGCTATTGCTAAAGCATTACAATCAGGTAAGTTTGTATACGATGTTAGCGGAAGTGCTAGATAAGTATTGACAAACTTGAAACAACTGGTATAACTTTAAGCAGGACTAGGTATCTAGTCTTGCTCCTATGGGCCGTAACAATGCTAGCTACCCTACCCCATAGAGTTATCTGTCACGCAAACAATAAACTGTCAGAACAACCTGAAGTTTGTTGGCCTGTATAGACAAGTGGAGGCATCCCTGTTCTATACACACCCATCAAATACAGCCTCTGTGGTGATGTTCAGCGTATTTAATTATATGCCTAACACATATCTAGGAGGATATTAAAATGGCCTTTCCAAAAGCAGTTGGCTACGGAAACTTACCTAATGGTAATTTTTCCCCAGTCATCTATTCAAAGCAAGTACAACTTGCATTCCGTAAAGCGTCTACTGTTGAAGACATCACCAATAATGATTACTTTGGTGAAATCGCAAACATGGGCGACAGTGTCAAAATCATTAAAGAACCTGAAGTGTCTGTTCAAAGCTACGCCCGTGGCACACAGATCACTGCTCAAGATCTGAATGATGACGACTTCACATTGGTTGTTGACCAAGCTAACTACTACGCTTTCAAGATTGATGACATCGAAGCAGCTCACTCACATGTGAACTTCATGCAGATGGCTTCTGATCGTGCAGCGTATCGTTTGCGTGATCAGTATGACCAAGATGTATTGGGTTACTTGTCTGGCTTTAGACAGTCTGCCAAGCATGTCAATCCTGACACAGCTCGTACAGCAGCCGCTGGTACTAATGCAGTAACTGCTGCTGGTGCTGATGAGTTGTTGGCTACTATGAAGCTGAAGAAAGGTAGTTTTACCAACATCACTACTGGTTCTGCTGGTGAGCATTCAATTCCTTTGACTCCTCGCCTTCCCGGTGCTACAGCCCTCCCAACAGCAACAGCTTCTCCTTTGATGGTGATTGCTCGTATGGGTCGTTTGCTGGATACCCAGTTTGTTGATTCTGCTGGTCGTTGGTTGGTTGTCGATCCCATCTTTGTTGAGATGTTGAAAGACGAAGACAGCCGTATGTTGAATAGTGACTTTGGTGGTTCTGGTTTGCAGAACGGCTTGGTCATTAACAACTTGCACGGCTTCCGTGTGTATGTTTCTAACAATCTGCCAAAGATTGGTACTGGCCCCGGTACTTCAGGTACTGCTAACCAGAACACAGACTTTGGTGTGATTGTTGCTGGTCATGATTCTGCTGTTGCAACTGCTCAGCAAATCACTAAGACTGAGACATATCGTGATCCCGACAGCTTCGCTGACATCGTGCGTGGTATGCATCTTTATGGTCGCAAAATCTTGCGTCCTGAAGGCATCGTCACTGCTAAATACAACGCTGCTTAAGGAGAAACTAAATGGCAACTATTACTACTCTCTCAAACGCTGTTGGTGCAGGTACACAACCTAGCCGTAGTCTTCGCAACATGCCTTATGTTGTTGAAAACACTATTAGCTGGTCTGCTGCTGTAACAGCTAAAGGCTCTGCCTTGGCTGCTGCTGATGTGATTGAAGCTCTCCAGATTCCCGCACAATCTATTGTGTTGGCTGCTGGCTTTGAAGTGATCACTGCAGCTACTGGTAGCTGTACAGTTAGCTTGGGTGTTACTGGTGTTACTGCTGCTGCTTATGTCTCTGCTTTTGCAGTGACTAGCTCAGCTACTGCCGGAACCTACGCAACTCCAGCAACTGCTGCTTATCCTATTGTGTCTGGAGCTGCTGACACATTGGACTTGCTGTTGGTTACTGAAACCACTACACTGAGTGCTGGTTCAATCCGTGTCTTTGCTGTCATCGTTGACGCACAAGATCGTGTTGGTCCTGCTTCTGTAGACCGTGAGCAACTGGCCTAATAGCTAGTTGATGCAGGGAGGGGCTTAACCGCCTCTCCCTTTTATTGTTTAAAAATTATGTCTACATTTATTTCTTTAACAAATGAATTGCTGCGAAGAATGGGTGAGGTTGTTTTAGACTCCACCGAATTCGCTGGAGCTAGAAACATTCAAGCTCTAGCCAAGAATGCTATCAATTCATCTATTAGAGAATTGATGCATAGTGCTCAGGAATGGCCCTTTGCTCTTACTACTTATACACAAACAATGACAGTGGGTACGGGAACATATTCCTTTCCTGCTGATTTGTCTAGTGTTGACTGGGAAAGTTTCTATCTTAAGAAACTAACAGCAGCAAACAATGATCCGGCTCGTTTACCTGTTCTTACATATGTTGACTACTTAGACAACTATCGTCCCGGTGAGGATGTGAATGGCACTGGAGGCTATGGTCCTTCTATTGCTGTTTATCAAACACAAGAGTCTAAGTTTGGTGTGACTCCCCTGCCTGATCAGGCGTATGAGGTGGAGTATAAGTATTGGTCTTTCCCTGCTGATCTGTCTCTTTCTACAGATGTCTGTATTATTCCTGATAGATTTACCAGTGTATTAATTGATGGTGCTATGTTCTACATGCTCATGTTCAGGTCTAATGAACAAGGTGCAACTTTGTATAAAGAGAAGTTTGATACAGGTATTAGAACAATGCGTAGGCTTTTGTTAGATGAGCCTTTGTATATGCGTTCAACAATGATTGTTAAGCCTTCTTTTAGTCCAAGAGTGTTTTAATGGCAGATAGAATTAGTGGCTTCAAGGTTACATGTATTGGTGGAATGAACACCAATAGGGATGTACTATCTCAAGGTGAGATGTACCCCGGTTCAGGTACACAACTTATTAATTATGAGCCAGCTATTACTGGTGGGTATAGACGGATTAGTGGATATGCTAACAGTTATGGAACTGTAACTGGCACAGGTAGTGTACTTGGTGTTATGGTTGCAGAGAGTTTAAACGATGGTATCTTTGCTTGTCGCAAACCTTCTTCTGGTACAGACTACTTTTATAGGTGGGTAAATTCTTCATCTACTTGGGTAGCAATTACAACTCCCGGAACTGTTACGATGGTGGGGGTTAAGAAGGTTAGGTTTACTAGATATAATTGGAGTGCTCCTAAGTTTGCGTTAACTGATGGAATCAATCCGGCTGCTGTGTATGATGGAACTACATATACACAGATTACGGATGCTAATGCTCCTAATAGTCCTAAGTATTCTGCAGCCTTTAAGAATCATTTGTTCTTAGCTGGTGATACAACAGACCCTTACAACTTATATGTTTCTTCTCCTTTGGCAGAAACAAACTTCAACCCAGCTAATGGAGCTGCTGTTATTAATGTAGGATTTGAGATTGTTCAGATTAAACAGTTTAGAGATACGCTGTACATCTTTGGTAAAAATGCAATTAAGAGTTTGACAGGCACTAACATAGCTGACTTTGTGGTGGGTGAGGTGACAACAAATTTAGGTTGTGTTGTACCAGATAGTGTGATAGAACTGGGTGGTAATCTAGTGTTCCTTGGTCCTGATGGTTTTAGACCAGTGGCGGGAACAAATAAGATTGGTGATGTGGAATTGGAAACAATTTCAAAACAAATTCAATTTACCATTACATCAATCTTACAAGAAATTGTAGCTGGTTCTATTGATCCAGAAACATTAAGCTCTGTAGTAATTCGTAAGAAGTCACAGTTTAGATTGTTCTTACCCGCTGAGGGAGTCTTTGGTTTGTTAGGTGGTCTTAGGGCTAGCGAAGGCGGTGTTTCTTTTGAATACAGTCAGCTTTTTGGATTTACAATAACATGTGCTGCTAGTGGATACATTGGGCTTGATGAAGTTGTTATTCATGGAGATTCTACGGGTAAGGTGTATAAGCAAGAGACAGGAAGTTCTTTTAATAGTACAGAAATCTTGAGTGTTTATCAAACACCTTTCTATTATTTTCAAGATCCTTCAATTCGTAAAAACTTCTATAACATTTCTACATTCTTGCGTAGTGAGGGATCGACTAGTATTGTGATGGGTGTGTCGTATGACTTTGATGACTCTGTTAATGTCTTCAATCCAGCCAACTATAACATTTTAACAACTGGTGCTGCTGCTTATTACAATGAAGCCATCTATGATGCTTCAGCAATTTATGATGGTAATCCATCACCAGTAGAGAAGACAAACATTGAAGGCTCTGGGTTCTCCATTGCTTTCAAATATGTGACTAATGATACGAATGCTAGTCATACGATTCAGGGCTTGGTCTTGAATTATTCGATGAATGATAGACGCTAAGGGGAAACTAAATGGCAGGTTATGTAAGACAGTCGGCTGCTGATATCGTCCCAACGGGCGTAGTTAGAGCTGCACCAATTAACAATGAGTACAATGCTCTTCGTGATGCTTTTAGTGCTGCTAGTGGTCATAAGCATGATGGCACTGCTGCTGAGGGACATCCTGTTCCTGTCATTGGTGACGCTGACTTATTGAATAAGATTGCCACTGATACCGCTAATAATCGTCATGGTGTATTTGTTGAAGTAGCTGCGGCTGCTGTGGAGCAAGTGCGCTTTCAAGATGGAGCTATTGTTCCAGTAACAGACAATGACATTGACTTAGGTACAAACTCTCTTGAGTTTAAAGACTTATACATTGATGGCACAGCCAACATTGATAGCTTAGTTGCTGACACTGCTGACATCAATGGTGGCACTGTTGATGCTACAGCTATTGGTGGAACAACCCCCGCTGCTGGTGCTTTTACAACTCTATCGGCTTCTGGTGCGGCAACACTTTCTAGCACTTTAGCAGTTACGGGTGTTGCAACGCTTGGTAATGGTGCTGTGCTAGGAACACCAACATCAGTTACGCTTACAAATGCTACTGGTTTGCCTATCAGCACAGGAGTAAGTGGTCTTGGGACAGGTGTGGCAACCTTTTTAGCTACGCCAAGTAGTGCTAATTTAATTTCTGCTGTTACGGACGAAACTGGAACTGGTGCGTTGGTGTTTGCCACTTCGCCAACACTGGTGACTCCAGCATTGGGAACACCTGCTTCTGGTATAGCAACCAACTTGACGGGGCTACCAATTTCAACAGGCGTAAGTGGTTTGGGTACTGGAGTTGCTACTTTCTTAGCTACCCCCTCATCTGCTAACTTAATTTCTGCCATTACTGATGAAACAGGAACTGGTGCTTTGGTGTTTGCAACAAGCCCTACCTTAGTAACCCCTATCCTTGGAACACCAACAAGTGCAACATTGACCAATGCCACAGGTCTTCCTATTGCTACTGGTGTATCAGGTCTTGGCACAGGTGTGGCAACTTTCCTAGCAACTCCTTCAAGTGCAAACTTAATCTCTGCTGTAACAGATGAAACTGGAACAGGATCATTGGTCTTTGCGACAAGTCCAACTCTAGTAACACCTGCCCTTGGTACTCCATCTGCTTTGGTAGGAACTAACATTACAGGAACTGCGTCTGGTTTGACAGCAGGTAATGTAACCACTAACGCTAACCTTACTGGTGCTATTACTTCAGTTGGAAATGCTACATCTCTTGGTTCATTCACATCAGCTAACCTTTTGGCTGCTTTGACAGATGAAACAGGAACAGGCTCTGCAGTATTCGCCACTTCACCTACTCTTGTTACTCCTATCCTTGGAACACCCACTAGCGCAACTTTAACTAACGCTACAGGGCTTCCAATTGCTACTGGTGTGTCAGGTCTAGGAACAGGCGTAGCAACGGCTCTAGCGGTCAATGTAGGCTCATCTGGCGCACCTTTGGTAAATGGTGGTGTGCTTGGTACTCCATCTAGCGGAACTGCTACTAACCTTACAGGCTTACCAATTTCAACAGGTGTATCTGGTTTGGGTACTGGTGTAGCTACTGCTCTAGCTGTGAACGTAGGTTCTGCTGGTGCTGCTGTTGTTAATGGCGGTGCATTAGGCACTCCCTCTGGTGGTACAGCAACCAACTTAACTGGTTTGCCTTTATCAACTGGTGTAACAGGAACACTACCTGTTGCTAATGGTGGTACAGGAACAGCAACTCCTAGCATTGTTGCAGGGACAAACGTAACTGTTACAGGAACATGGCCTAACCAAACCATTGCTTCTACAGCAGGTGGTTCTGGAACTGTAACTAGCGTTGCAGCTACAGTCCCAAGTTTGTTTAGTATTTCAGGTTCACCAATTACCACATCTGGCACATTGGCAATGACCTACTCAGGTACTGCTTTGCCAGTAGTTAATGGTGGTACTGGTCAAACATCCTACACAGATGGTCAACTGTTAATTGGTAACAGCACAGGAAACACGCTAACTAAAGCAACATTGACTGCGGGAACAAACGTAACAATTACCAATGCTGCTGGTGCAATTACGATTGCGGCTTCTGGTGGTGGTGCTTCTGCTGCTACGCCTACTGCGCTTGGTACTGTGTATGGCAAGCAAACAGCAAGCGGTGCATCACCTTATTTAACTGCTTTTGGATACAATTCTGCCCCTTCAGCAACTGGTACATATAATTCTGCATTTGGGCAGTTATCGCTCTTTTCATTAACTTCTGGTTCGTCAAATACGGCAATAGGTGAAGAAAGTCTTTATACAGTATCAACAGGAAATGATAATGTTGCCGTTGGTGCTAGTGCTTTATATACTGCAACTGGTTCTCATAACACTGCTGTTGGCACGCAAGGTTTAGCACTTACAACTACTGGAGCAGAAAACACTGCTGTAGGTGCTTATGCAATGAGATTAAACACAACTGGAAATTATAATACTGGTATTGGACGTTATGCACTTACTGCTAACACCACAGCATCTTACAACACCGCTTTAGGATATGAATCTCTTAAAGCAAACACAACAACTTCATACAACACCGCACTTGGTTATTCTGCGGGAACTGCCAATACAACTGGTGGAATAACTGCTGTTGGTGCGGGTGCTCTTGCGGCTAACACTACAGGATATGCCAATACTGCCCTTGGAGGTTATGACAGCGCAACAACCATACAAGCCGCACTAAGATATAACACTACAGGAAATTTTAATGTAGCAGTTGGAACAGG